GATAAGCGAAGCATCTATATTGAATCACTTCGGCAATTGGCAAATCTTATATGCCAATGTGAGAATTATTACGGCTCACAAAGATTGCCAGAAGATATTGATTTTAATATCAAATTCAATGACATAGCTATTGCTGCCAATCCGATAGAAGAAGAACAAATCATATCAATGCGACTGACGAATGGCACAATGGATAGAGCGGAGGCAATTATGAAACATAATCCGGATATGACCAGAGAAGAAGCGGAGCAAAGAGTGTCTGAAATTGATGCCAGTAAAAAACAAACTATCATCCCAACTACTTTTTCTTCAGGGATATTTGAATAATGGCTGATTTATATTCTACCGCAATTGACGATCAAACCCAATGGTTTGAAAAAAATATGGAGCGAGTGGCTAAAAAAATGAGAAATAGTTTGAACTCGCTTCTGAATCAATTTGATCGGAAAGGCGGAAATCTGGAATATACTACTGCTAATATCCAGTATGCAAGTCAGAGCTATTTTGTGCTGATGGAAGAATTACAGAAAGCGGGGTATTATGATTTAGTTGCAGAACTACAAAACAAGGAAAATGATTTACTCAAAGCATTAAAAAGTAAAAGACCGCAGGGAGCTATCCCTATTAGTTTTACTCTGCAGACGCAAAACAAATTGAAAGCACTTAATTCACTCTATGAACTTCAATTTGCCAGCGTGGCAGAAGATGCTATGAAGCAGATTACTGGAATAGTGATGGATACGATTGTGCGAACAGGCAAAGTAGAAGTAGCGATAAAACAAATAGCTGAAGTTCTGGATAATAAATTAGTTCGCTATTCTGTTACTTACGCCAATACCACCAGGGCAAAATTCATTCAAGCAGTGGAATATGCTTCCGCTGAAGAATATACCGGAGAGAAATATTGGCAATATGTTGGTCCCACAGATGACCTGAACCGACCCGCTTGCATTGAAGGACTCGATAAGGAATTTTTCACTGATGATGAAAGAGAAGAATTTGAGGCAAGAACAGCTGATGAACGGATGTATAATTGCCGACATACCTTTATCCAGATAACAAAAGAATATTATGATGAAAATAAAACTTGACATTAAAACAAATATGATTATTTTATAAACAAGAGGTAAATATGGCATATCGTAGAATTGACGATAACGACACGATTCAGATTCGCAGAGCGCAAGGCGGCAACAAACCGGAAACGCGCACAGTTGCGGAGCTAAACGAGTATTTCAGCAAAGAAGAGGACACGCGCTTATCCGCGCTTGAAACCGATTCGCAAACAGCCGCGCTGATGCCGGAAAACGCACCAGTAACACCGGTCGCGGCAACGGGAACGGCATTTGAGACCAACACGCTAACTTATACCGCCAAAACAAAGGGAACGGCTGGCAATAGCATCGTAGTGAATTTGATTGATCCAAAAAAAGACGCGGAAGACGAAGTTGTATCGGTATCCGGCAGCACAATCAATGTAACGCTTGCGTATGCAGAAGGCGCAATCACAAGCGATCTTGATGCGGTCAAGGCAGCGATTGAAGGCAACACTGCGGCAAAGGCACTCATTACTGTAGCCGTTGGCGGCACGGGCACAACGCTCGTAACCGCAAACGAGACCACGCTTGAGGGCGGAATTGACGGGACGGTGGGCAAGGCAGGCGAGCTCAGATATAACGACACCACTCTATATGTGTCAGATGGGGAAAGCACAAAAGATGTGGACAACTGGCTTTCCGCTCCGCTGTTGCCGACGCTACCTACCGTCATTGAACTATCCAGTGCAGCGGCTTACGTTATTGGCGGTGGAAAGAACTCGATTGTTGTCCTGACCGATGGCGCCGAAAAGAATTGGATTATTTTGCCTGCTGCCACTGTAGGGCTTCGGGTGACAATAATCAACCAAGACGATGAGTCTGTGACTATCAAGCCTGCAAGTGGCGAGTACATAAACGGAGATGCTGGTCACTTTATCCTGACCACACTAAACAGCGCAACCTTCTACTGTTATGCAGATGGTATATGGGCGATAATCTAATGCGAGTTCGCAGAGGTGTATAATGGCAGAAGAGTACGTAACTAAGACAGAAATGAAAGCACTAC